GGTGTATCGAAACATCCCTGAGCACTCAACCTTCGTTGGTTGGGCCCTAACCTTCTAAGCATTACTAACGTTTTGCGGATCGTTAGAAACCGTATCTATTACGGATTTCGAAGAAACCTTTGAATGGTTTCCCGTCATCGTCAGATATTAATGGTATATATTTACTGTTGAATATGACTTTACGGAAATGTGTGTTCAAAATAGGGACCTGGTATAACTAAGTTATATCTTTAGTCACTTATTAGTATTATTTTAATAAGATAACATAGAAAATATAGAATTAACTATACTTTGTTATTGGTACGTATTTTGTGTTCACGATAGTTCTCGAAAACAACCTTTATATGGTGTTAAACATATAAATTAGTCTAGAGAAGAATAGGACAACTATACTAGTACACGTAATTTATTAAATTAATATAATACTCGTAAGCCTCACACTATAGTAGCTGAAGATTGCTACCTTATAAACATTCACATGTTTATAAGTAAAACTGATGAACTTTCATTGGATTCCCTTGGTAGCAATTAAGCATAGCGGAGTATAACATATATATGAGTTAATCGTAACGAATAACAACAGTATATAGGCTTCAGAGAACAATGATATCTTTCGATATTATTTGTTATGTGTTACCATCTCTTGTAGAGACTTATTATACGAGTCCGCCTAGGGAGGCAATTGTGTATGTATAACGCTGATATGAAAACAGCGTAAACAATCGCATTTATATTTTATGAAAAATACAAAACGATCACAATTTTCCTTATTATTTTGAAAAATAATAAAATGAATCCGTTCATTTCTCGGTATGGAAAGACTACATAATAGAAGGGTTATGTCAAATTTGACTACCTTTTATAAGCAGATCTCTTCAAATGCCGGTGTTTTAAAAACGCAGAATAAAATATGAATATCACTCACTGAGTTTAATTCTTATTTTGCTCTTGTGCTTTGAGCAACTCGAAGCAGTGCGTTAGGAAGTTCGTTTCGAATACTTAACGTTAGAATAAAACATCTAGTAGATAAAGGTAGTTTTCAAACTACTTTTCTTTACTTAAAAGAGGTTTTACGTATAACTATTAAAGTATTAGCAAAACAAGTTCCTGAAAAAGGAAAAGTCTTAGTTCAATGTGATAAGCGCCATTTACCGACTATTATTCCATGAAAATTACGAGAAGTAATTCTCCTGGTAAACTTTATTGGTCCCTTGAATAAGGATCAAGTAAGATATAATAGAAACGTAATAGTTGCCTTATTAACTGCTATTTCGATCTTCCGTGTATTCCCAACGAATGTTAAACCTGATTTAAAAACTATTGTTTCTAAATTTGATGGTATTAATTTATCATTAGATTCTTCTTTATTAACAGATTCTATTAAAAGTATTTTGATTAATAAATATGGAAAAAGTAGTTTCAAAGTTTTTAGGCTACCTAAAATAAATTTGCTTTTGCTTGAGACGGCTTCGCCAAATTGCTCTAAGAGCACATGAGGTTCAGCTATCGATGCAATTGCTTTTATTCAGCATCCTAAGGTTTTCATTAATTTCATAAAACTTAATTGGTTTTATGGATTTAAATCCCTTTGACTTTCTCTATGAATTATTATTATAATAATTACATATATTCCTATATTCTTTTTAATTTCATTATCCAGAGTAATAGGTCCTTTATTATTTAAAATAAAGATACCTAAGACAGCTCTTCATATTGCAAAACTCGGTGTTGTATATGATCAAGCAGGTAAAGCTCGTATAGTTGGTATTTCCAATTATTGAGTTCAATGCCTTCTTAAACCTATACATAATGCCGTTTTCGATATATTAAAAGCGCTTCCGGAAGATGGAACTTTTGATCAAATGAAACCTCTTGATAATTTATTAAAGAGAGTACCTGAAGGTCAGACGTTATATTCTTTCGATTTGTCTGCCGCTACTGATAGACTCCCTATTAACTTACAAAGTGATATACTTAATATTATAAAACCGGGACTTGGTCCGTTATGAGCTAATTTATTAACTCAAATGGATTATTCCTATGAAATAAGAAGAGGTGTATACAAGAATGTTCGTTATAGTGTTGGTCAACCCATGGGGGCCTATTCATCGTGACCTATGCTTGCCTTAACGCATCACATTATTGTGAAATGTGCTTCAATTAATGGGTCTTTAAAAGATTTTAAAGACTATGCTGTTCTAGGTGATGATATCGTTATTGCTAATGATATTGTTGCTTCCGAATACATCAAATTAATGCATATATTAGGTGTTTCCATAAATTTTAGTAAAACACTACAAAGTGATACACTTTGTGAGTTTGCTAAAAAGTGGAGAAGTAAAGATGTCGACTATAGTCCTATTGGACCAGGTGTTCTCTTGAACGCCGTAAGAAGTCGTAATTCAATACCAGCTTTATTATATAAAATTAATGAAATGAAACTCGTAACAGACTTGATTGGGAACTGATTAGCAATAAAAAGTTTACCTGCTCAGTATCGTTTTAAATTAAAACAGACTGATTGGATAAACCTTTGAGTTGCGTTTGGACTGTACTCTTATAATGTAACGCTCAGCCAAAACCAAATACCTGCATTTGCACGTACAATGTTTTGATGCTTCGAAGCGCCTACACAAATAAGTGTGCACCGTATCCCGCATTTAATGATTATGTCACTATGAAAAGTGAGAATTAATCAAAATACGTCGATGCTAAAGTCCTGTTGGGAAGCTTACGATTTTCTTAATAACAATGTTTTTAAGTTAAACGTATCCCGGGGAACAGATAATAAATTGACCGAATTTCTTTTAAAATTGGTCTCGCCTTGTTACTGAGTATATTCAGAAACTATCTTTAAAGAGATGGTTAGAATATACACTGTAACTTGAAACAGATATGCGACAACAAAATGGCATCATTTAGAAATGTTTTTAAATGAACCAGGTGTTAATCCATTACTTGTTTCGGCTGACTGAAAAGAAAAGAAGATCGGGAAAGAGGAAAAGGAGATTGCAAAGGCCTTACGTAAGGAATTTACGTTAGCTTTAAATAATGAATTTAAGATGCTTATGAGGGATTTTCATCTCTCAAATCCGAATTTAGCTTCAATAAACGACGAGCTTTTAGCTGGTCCGCCTAAGAAGAATTCGTTCGGGGCACCTATTTCAGACTTAATAGCCGTATTTCCGCCTACTCGCCCAAGGAAGCCCAAAGAATAGTTTGTGGTCTATAAATAAAACCGCATGTTCTCTTTACATCTAGTGATGCATGACTCCTCGAAGGTTGTGTAGGTGGGTGCGATTCCCACGTAAAGGTCC